CCGCCAACAATGGATCAGAGCAGAGTACACAGACGGTGTAATGCCTGAACTTATGTTTACAACTGATGAAGATTGGGGAACTAACCCTGATCTCTTGCTTGCTTATGAGCGTATTCTTAATGATGATCTTGCAGGACAAACAGAGCAACGCAAGCGCGCTCGCCTACTGCCAAAGGGCTTAACACCTATTGTTAATGAAGGTTATGGCGAGAAATTCAAGGACACGCTTGATGATTATTTAGTTACTTCTATCTGCGGACACTTTGGCGTACAACCATCTGAAATTGGTTTCTCACCAAAGGGCGGATTAGGTGGAGCAGGCTATGCAGAAGGACAAGCAGAAAACGGTGAAGCGCTAGGCATTGGGCCTCTTGCTAACTGGATCTCTAAGCAACTTACAAATCTTTCTTACACATACTTAGGTATGCCGCGTGAACTTGAATTCAAATTGCTTACATCAGAGCGCAAAGACACAGAAGAAAATGCGCGTAAGAATGAGATTGAAGTGCGCTCAGGTGGTAAGTCAATCAACGAGCGCAGATCAGAACTTGGTTTGCCGTTGCTTGATACACCTCAAGCAGACATGCCAATTATGGTTGCAGGTTCAAGCGTTCTTTTATTCTCACCTGATGGATTGATTGATGCGGCGGCGGCGGCAACAGCGCCAACACTAAGCGGCCCTGATGCAACACCTGATGCGCCTACAACACCAAATCCTCTTGAACAAAAACCTTCAACAGAGGTACAGCCTGAAGAAGATGAAGTGACTGAAGTAAAAGCATTTATGAAATGGGCGGCTAAGGGTAAGCGCGCAAGATTATTTGAATTCAAATCACTTGATCCAATTGTGGGAGATGCGCTCAACCGTTGTGCTTTTGATGGTGATTTAGATACTGCGCGAGCGCTGGCTAAGGCTTATCTAACATGATTGAGGGCGCTCTCAAGGCAGATGGGCGCTTAGCGGCAAAGAACGCAGTGAAGATTAGGGCGGCACTGCACCAGGTAACAGACTTCAAGCGAGTCTTTAACAAATACCAGGAAACAATGCCACAGCCTACGGATAACCCTACCCAGGATCGTGTGCGCGCTCGTTCATGGGTTTTGCTAAATGTGTACTTAAATGATGAACCGTTACGCAATGCCGTTATGCAGGCATGGGCTGAGGCTTATGTTTTGGGTGCTGTTGCCGCTAGTGAATGGTTAGAAAAAACCCGTATAGCAAACAAGGCTGATGACATTGAAATCAATTGGGATAAATGGCGGCCAGGAGATACGGCTACCGCTTTAAGAATTACTCCAACTGAAGGTTTTAGCAAATACTTGCGGACGGTAAATGCTGATAGTTATTTCAAAAATTTTAACAAAGAAACTGTTGAAAATTTAGGCACTGCGCTTTCTAATGCAATTACTCTAGGCTTAGACGCTGAAAGTGCCGCTGTAATGATTGGCAAGCATGTTGCAAATCCTAGCCGCGCTTTAACTATTGCCATCACTGAGCAAAACCGCGCTATGTCATTTTCAACTATTCAAAGATACCAGGCGGCAGGTTTGCAAAAAATGGAATGGGCCGTATCTGATCCGTGTGACATTTGTGCAAAGAATGATGGGCAAATAATTCAGATTGGGCAAACATTTGCGTCAGGTGACGCTCAACCCCCTGCTCACCCACACTGCCGTTGTGTGTTACTACCTGTAATTCCTGGTATGGAAGATAATCCCGCTGGCATTGATGGAACAGTTACAACCCCTACAACTGGTGCTGACGGTGCAATTTCAACTGAACCATTAGTGCCAACAGTTACATCATCAACAGAATGGCAACCAGTTGATGAAGCGGGTTGGATAGAAAGACAAACTAGATACAGAATTTCACGCAATCTTCCGCCGCCTAATTTATTTCAAACAAGCATAATTAGAGATCAGTTTAATGACGCAAGTATTATTCTTGAAAAAGGCAATGTTACTGTTTTGCTAGACAAAAAATTAAAAACCGTAACTGATGAAATGTTAGATGCGTTTTTAACAAACTTTGATGAGGTTTATGAAAAATTACCTGCCTGGCGCAAACTCAATCCTGATGGAACAATAAAAGATTTCTTGCTTTTAATTAAGGAAGGCGTGGAAGGCACTAAGGGTAATGTTAATGCTTACACTTATTTGGGTCATGACACTATTTGGTTTAGCGCTCAAACTGTTAGAAATGCAGTGAGCGCTCCTAGAATTTTGACAGAACCAGGAGCAGACATTGCAAGATACCGTTTGCCTAATGGCAATAAAACGCGTTGGAGCATGCCTGTTGCTTATGAAGTGAATGAAAACAAATACACTATTGCACACGAATTAGGCCATGATGTAGATAGCAATAGCAACAACCCTATGCGTGGCAGATTTGTAGGAGGGTTGCGCCGTAAGTATAAAGATGGCGATTTATGGAGCGCTTATGGAACTGAGAACGCTAAAGAAGCCTATGCTGAAGTGTTTGCTCAATGGCTTTTGGGAGAACAAACACCAGTGACTCAAGCATTTGCTGAACGCTTTGGTTGGAATTTGGGCTTACAAGAGTATTGGGATTTAATGCCCGATTACTTAAAATGGAAACCTTCTATGAGACAGACAGGACAGGGGTAACAATGAGTAATTTTATTGATCAAGTAGGAGACATAAATGATTACTCCAACATGCCCAAATTTGAGTTGCAACAAAGAGCAATCTTTGGTGATGCTAAGGCAGAACGAATTTACGCTGAACGCTACGGCAAGAACAATAAGAACGCTGAACTTACTGAGTTATTTGCAAAATGGGGCGCTTTAATAAAAGCAGACATTGAAAAGAACAACCCTAACCGTGACTCTAAGGGCCGCTTTACTTTTGGTGCAGGTGGCCCGCAAGGTGGAGGCGCTGGCGGAGCAGGCGCAGGAGCAGGTGAAGCAGGTACAGGAGAAACCGCAGAGGCTACTGATTACCGCGGATACCACACAGCGCCTAGACGCGCAGACGGGTTTGGCGCACCTGCAACTGATGTTGAAGAAATGATGCCTGATTTTTATGAACGCCCAAACATTTACACCACGGGTATGCCGCAAGCGGATAAAGAAAGCGTTTCAGCGCTTATGGCTATTAGAGGTAAACCTACTAAACCTGTAACTATTTATAGAGCCGTTCCTGAAGGCGTGGACAAAATCAATCCTGGTGATTGGGTAACAATGTCACCTACTTATGCTAAACAACATTTGCTTAGTAATTTAGAAGCAGGCCATGTAATTAGTAGAACAATTCCTGCGGGAGATTTATGGTTTGATGGTGACAGTATCAATGAATTTGGCTATGACCCAACAGATTAAAAACGCTTGTGTAACCAAAAATTGATACTCTTATGGTAAACGCGCAAAGGAGTAATCATGAGTGATGGCTTTGTACCACCTCAAGCAGTGCGCAGTAACGCTAAACGCGGTTTAGAACTTAGAGCAAAGCATGGCCGTGGCGGAACAGAGGTGGGCGTTGCCCGCGCCCGCGACTTATCAAACGGAAAAGCATTATCATTAGACACATTAAAGAGAATGAACTCTTACTTTGCCCGCCATGAAGTTGATAAAAAAGGCGAAGGCTGGGGCGTAGATAGTGCAGGTTACATTGCTTGGTTGCTTTGGGGCGGAGACGCTGGTAGAGCATGGGCTAAAAGAATTACCAGTGAACAGGAAAACAAGGAGAAATCAATGGCTAGTAATCTAACAACCACCTCATACTTTAGTATTGAGAAGGCTGACCGTAACGCAGACGGCACAATGACCGTTTACGGAAAGGCAACAGATGACTCACTAGACATTGATCAACAGATTTGTGACGGCGATTGGTTAAAACGCGCCATGCCCGCCTGGTTTAAGTCAGGTGGAAACATCAGAGAGCAACACAGCCAAATTGCCGCAGGCGTGGCTAAGGAGTATGAAGCGAAGGCTGATGGACATTACATTGGTGTATTAGTTGTAGATCCTGTTTCAGTTAAGAAGGTAGATGCTGGCGTACTCAAGGGCTTTTCAGTAGGTATTAAAAACCCACGCGTTGTACGCGATAGCAAAGCGGCAAATGGCCGTATTGTTGATGGGCAGATTGTAGAAATCAGTTTAGTGGATCGCCCTGCCAATCCTAACTGCCAATTGGTTTTGGCTAAGTCTGTTGATGGCGAAAAGGACTTGGTACAGGTTGAGGAATGGATTGAGAAAAAAGAGGGTGAAGAAAATTTCACTCAAGTAATTAAACCGCGTAAGGGTGAGCCTGCGGATAAAGAATTATACGCAGAGGTCATTAGAGCGGCTAAAGCAAAGTTTGATGTGTACCCATCTGCCTATGCAAATGCCTGGGTAGTACGCGAATACAAAAAGCGTGGTGGCAAATACAAGGCAGAGAGTAAGGAAAAAGGTTTACAATCTGACGGTAATTTAATTAAGGAGAACCCAATGGAAACAGAAACAATTGCCGTACCTGAGTCTATTTTGGGTGATCTTTTCAAGTTTGATAAAGGTGAGTACGAGCGCGCCCGTGAAGCGTTAGCAAATCTCATTTCTATTGAAGCGCAAGAAATGAAGGAAGGTCACAATGAACTTTCTTCTATCTCACATTTACTAGAAGCCGTTTCTCATCTCCATGCTTGGTATGAGGGCGAAGAAGCAGAGGGAGAAGTCATGGAAGAAACGGAAATTGAAATGGCAGTAAAGCCTGAAGAAAAAGAAATCATGCCTAAAAAGGGCGAGACATTAAAAGAATTTAAGGCGCGTTGTAAAGAAGCAGGCATGGCTGAAGGTTATGCTGAAAAGTGCTACAACAAATACATGGCCGCTGAAAAAGAAATAGAAGCATCTGCCGCGGCAACTGACATGACACCAACAGCGGAAACAGGTGCAAACCTAAACACTGCAACAATCATTCCTCCTGCGGATACACCTAAATCTGCGGAAGCAGAAGAAGCACCAGTTGCAGAAGAAGTTGCTGAAGAAGCACCTGCGGCTGAAGAAGTTACAGAAGAAGTTTCTGTTGATGAAAACTCAACAGATAAGTTAGAAGCCATAGTAGAAGAAGTGGTGGAGAAAGCAACAAAGGCTCTCAAATCAGAGATTGCCAACCTTGTGTCTGCAAAAGAGGCGGCTGAGGTGCGCGCAATGAGTTTGGAAACTGAGTTAGCAACCGCTAAATCTTTGGCTCTAGGTGGTGGCCCAAAGCGAACAGTAAGCCCAATAGATGTGAAAGCAACTAATGACTTGCTGACTAAGGCCGCTGTTTACAAAGAAAAAGCAAAAGCAACAACAGACATAACACTTGCTAAGGGTTACAAAATACTTGCAGATGAATACATTGCAGAGTATGAAAAAACCCTTGATAAGTAACCCAACCTAATCTCTGAAAGGAAACACAAATGGCACTTACACCTCCAAAGGTGGCCGATCTATTCAGTGATGCAACTCCTAAAGAAGCCGCAGAACGCTTTGAGGAATACTCAGGCGAACTCTCAAAGAGTCTTTCACGCGCTTCACATGTTCCAGGACAAGCACCACAGGCAGATCCAATCTCAACACTTGAAGCACTAGCGGCTAACAAGTCACTTACAGGTGACGCTATGAACGGTTTGAATACTGCTCTAGCGGCTCAGCGCATGGCAATGCAGGACATTCAGAAGGAAATCACACTTACTTCTCCTTTGTCATCTTCATTTGCGGCGTTTGACCTTGAAGCACCTGCGAAGTTGCTTACACCACGCCCTACTCCACTCCGCAACCGTATTCCACGCAAAAAGGGAATTGGTACATCTCACCGTGTAAAGAGAATTCTTGGTTACACAGGTACAGGTACAGGCGGACAAGGACAGATTTGGCCTGGTATTACAGAAAGCACACAGAATAACTTTGCTGGTGGCGGTTCTACTCCACTTGAGTTAATCCGTGGCCCACAGATCTCTTACACAGCAGATGATCTAATCTTGCCTTACAACTCATACTCACTATCTGATCAGGTTTCATTTGATGCAAACTTCTCAGGTATGGGCTATGAGGATCTCCGTCAGTTGTCATCAACTTCTACTCTATACGCAACAATGCTTATGGAAGAACGCATGATGCTAATGGCTCGCGGAACTGCATCAGGTTACTCAGGAGCGATTGCCGCTCCAACAGCACTTGTTGCATCATCTCCTGCGGCAACAGGTTCACAGACTGCACTAGCGGCAGGCCTTTACTTCATCTACATCACCGCAGACGCAGGTATTTCTGCCAACGGTTTTGGTGAGTCAATTGTTTCAGCCGTTGCATCAGAGACAGTTGCATCAGGTGATGTTCTTTCTGTTTCCTTCACAGGATCAGTTGGCGCACTTGGTTACAATGTGTATGTTGGAACTGCAACAGGAACAGCAAACTGCAAGTTGGTTGGAACAGTAAAGGGCGGAACAACAGTTATTGTTCAAGGCGCTTCTGCAACTAACCTTCCTGCAAACAACTTTGCGTTCTCAACATCAGGCCCAGCGGCTTCACGCGCTAACGCTGATACATCTGCTTACGCAACTGGTTATGACGGAATTCTTCCAACAGTTCTAGGCCCTAACACTGGCTTCAACAACGCAATCAACAGCGCGTTCTCAACTGCTAACCCAGGTGTAGAATTCCAAGATGTTTTTGCTGAGTTGTATCAGAATGTAAAGGCTGATCCTGACATGGTTCTCATGAACGGAAATGACCGTAAGCAACTATCTGACGCAATCAAGAATGGCTCAACCGCTAACTACCGTTTGGTAATTAACAACCCTGGCGCAGACGGAACTACATACGGTTCTATTGTTACAGGACTTCAGAATGAAGTAACAGGCAAGGCAGTGGACATCATGGTTCACCCGTGGCTGAACTCAGGTGTTGCACCTGTTCTTTCATTCACATTGCCAATTCCTGATACACAGGTATCTGATGTATGGGCAAACTTCTTGGTACAGGACTACATGGGTATCCAGTGGCCAGTAACTCAGTTCACTTATGACTTCTCAACATACTTCCGCGGAACTTTCTTCTGCACCGCTCCTGCATGGAACGGCGCAGTTTCAGGAATTCAGCAAGCGTAAGTTACAACTTAATAAGAAGGGAGGGGTGCGGTGTAAAAGCCGCACCCTTTCCCAATTAACTAGGAGGCAAAAATGGCAAGATGGGTAGCACCTGACAGGGGTGTAAAAGAAACTGTTATTGGCGGCAAAAGTTATTTCACTGATCGCCAGGGTATTTACAATGTAGAAAATAAGGCACATCAGAGGGCAATGAAGGCTGAAGGATTTTTTGAAGCATCACTTAATCCAATTTCTAGTGATGACCGCAAGCGCGGATTTAGTTGCGTAGAATGTGGCTTTGAGGGCTGGTTTCGCAAGTGTGGGCGTTGCGGATACGAGTCACAAGAAACACCGCGAGATGGAGAATAAATCATGGCCGTAGGTATCACGCCCGACATTAGCAATGAGAACCCATACATCAGTGTGGCGGAATACAAGAACGCGCCAACGGCAATCAACTATGACATGTTGGTTGTGGGCGGTAATGCCGCGGCTCAAGATGCAGAACTGGCAGAAGTTATTTTGCGCGCTTCTTCATACATGAATGAGTACCTCAATCAAAATCTTGTGGCAACTCAGTACACAGAAACACAGCGCATACGCTATTCAGCATCAGGCGGGTACTACGCACTACACCCATACAACTCTCCTGTTATCTCTCTTTCAGAATTTTATTACGGGGCAAATCCAAATCAATTAAATGAATTACAGGACTGCTCAATAGCATGGTTTGAAGGCCAACAAATCATTATCCCTGGCAATCAAATTGGTTGGAATTACACTTCTCAAGGCCCGCTTCAGTTTGGCGGATCTATTGGGCAAAGCAA